TGATGACGCCATCCGCCTGATCTACTATCGCTTAGTTTCTCAGGGCATGCCATGACCTACGAAACGGGGACCGCGAGCGACCTGGTCGACCTGCTCACCAAACTGTCGACGTTCGCCGTGACCACGCACGGCGGGTGGACCGAAGGTTACCTGAACACAACGAATGGCTGGTTCGAACTACACAAGGGCAGCTTGTCCGCGTCGTTCAAGTACACCAAGACCGGCACGCCGACGGTGATCAGTGTGCACCAAGCAACGGCGTTCGTCGGAACCGGCACAGCCCCTGGTGCGCACACCGCGGACAGCGGAAACGGCTTCAACACGACGACGACGGGGCACACCAACGCAAACCTCGAGGGCGAGCGTTGCGTGCGCGACATTGGCAACGGGCCGTTCCCTGCCTACTACTTCTTCGCTGACGATACGGACAACGACTACATCCATGTCTGCGTCGAGGTGTCGACAGGCACGTACCGCCACTTCGGGTTCGGCATCCTCGACAAGATCGGCAACAACTGGGTGGGCGGCGAGTACGCGTACGGCCACTACCAAGATGCAGGCGCTTCGTCGGTTGCCGTCGACCCAAACACGCAGACGTTGCTCGACGGACTCAACGCGAGCGGCGATGCGCTTCGTGCTGCAACGCTGCGCATCACAAGCGGGCTCGCCAACCAGAGCCCGGCGGTTTGGGGCGTCTCGAGTGCGCTCGCGACCGCCAACTTGCTGACAGACACCGCTGGCAACGTCCGACGCCAAATCCACGGCGGCTATCGCTCGGGCATGGCCGCGCGCGGATTCGGCAACCCGATCGGCAACTTCTCGTCTGGCGCAATTCCGCTCTATTCGATTGCCGCCTTCTACCGCGATCCGAGCAACCCGCGCGTGTACCTGCTCGGCTACATGCCCGACGTGCGCGGCTGTAACATCCGTAACTTCGAGCCGGCGCAGGAGGTCACGATCGGAACCGACGTGTGGAAGTTCTTCCCGCTGTCGATTCGCACCACCGCACTCGTTACTGGTCGCACGCAGTACAGCGGCATCGCCTACCGCAAGGTCCCGTGAGCGATGGCGACGTACGCTGCAGAGCCCACTGTGCCGGTCAACTTCGCCGGCGAACAGTCGGGCACGATGGCGCCGGAGGGCTTCCCGCCTATGCCCTGGCTTCCGAACCAGGCCAGCGAAGCCGGCACGATCACGCTGCAGGACAATACGCCGCCTGTCACGGTCGAGACGTATCCTGCAATCGAGGCTGAGCAGGAAGCGGGGACGTTCGACTTCTTCGAGGACTTCCACGTCGTCCCGCGCTCGTTCAACTTCGGCAACCTGCTGAGCGCTCAGTCGGTGCCGATCGAAGTTTTCTCGGGCTTCAGGCATGAGACGCGCGAGTGGACGGCGTGGATCAACAACGCCGGTGCGGGCGTCGAGTTGGGCGGCGAGCCCAGCCTGCCGGCGCAGCAAGAGCCGCTGACCGGTTACCAAATGACGCTCGACGTTTCGGCGACTGGGCCGCCGTTCGTCGACACCACGCTGGATTTCGTGTTCGACGTCGGCACCGCGTACGTGCCGATCATGATCCAGCGCATCGTGCTCTGGGGCGCTGAACCGGAGCTGCCATACACCGAGGTGCTGCGGTTCCTGACGGACGTGATGCTGGCGCGGGCAGGTGCAGAGCAGCGCGCGTCGCTGCGCAAGAATCCGCGTCAGTGTTTCCGCTACCGCTACTTGCTCGAAGAAGGATCAATGCGGCAGGTGCTGGAGAACCTGCTGTTCGAGTGGCAAACCCACGCGTTCGGTGTGCCGGTGTGGATGGACGATTCCACGCTGACATTGGCGGCCACGGCGGGCAATACGACGATCACCGTCGACAGCACTGCGTTTCGCGATTACCGCGTTGGTGGGTTGGCGGTCATTATCGTGTCGCAGTCGGTGTTCGACGTGCTCACGATTCTGTCCAAGACTGCGACGACGATCACGTTCACGTCGCCGATCATCAACAGCTATCCGGTCGGGTCGTTCGTCATGCCGCTGCTGCCCTGCTACGCGCAGAGCGTGATCAGTGGCCAGCGCTGGCCCGTCGGCTTGTCGCAAATGCAGATCGAGTTCGAGTCGAGCCAGAACGACGTCGATTTGGCGAGCACGGTGCCGTTCGCGACCTACAACGGAAAGGTGTTGCTCGATCGATTCAACAGCGTGTTGGGCACCACGTCGCCGGAAACGTTCGAACGCGAGTTCGTGCGCATCGACAACCAGACCGGGCTGCCGTTGATCGAGAGCCCGTGGGACCGCCACAAGCGCGGCTCTGTGCTCGCCATTCGCGCCTCGGGCCGCCAGGAGGTCTGGGAGCTCCGGGGGCTGGCACACGCGCTCCGTGGGCGCCAGGTGTCGCTGTACGTGCCAAGGCACCAGGACGACCTGGTGGTGACGGCTAACCTGCTGAACGCGTCGAACACGATGGAGGTCACGAACTACGGCTACTCGCAGTTCGTGTTCAACCGGCAGCCGAAGAACGTCATTCGGCTCAGCTTCAACAACGGCAGCCCGCCGCTCGTGCGGACGATCACCAACAGCCAGGCGCTGACGGCGACGACCGAGGAGCTGGAAGTCGATGTCAACTGGCCGAGCACCATTCCGTTTACGACGATCGCGCGCGTCGAGTACGTCGAGAAGGTCCGGCTCGACAGTGACGACGTAGAGCTCGAGTTCGACATCGGCGCGCGCACAGCGCACCTGTTTGCGCCGGCCAAGGTGGTGTTCGATTGACCTTCAACGCCTTTGAGACCAGCGCAGAAGCGGGCCAGCCTGTCGAGCTGTTCCACTTCCAGATTGGGTCGACGAACTACTACTACACCTCGGCAGAAGATGAGGTCACGGTCGCGGCGCAGCTCTACTCGCCCAAGGCGATCAGTCGCGCGGACACAGCCGACGGACCGGCAAACCGCGATCACGACTTCAACGTCGAGTTGCCGACGTCGGATGCGGTTGCGCAGTTCTTCACCGGAGTTCTGCCGGGCAAGCGCGTGCGCTGCACGGTCTCGCGCTTCCACCGCAACGACCTGCCGACGCCGGAAGTGGTGGTTGTCTTCGATGGCTACGTGTACAGCGCGCGCTTCAAGGACCGGCTGAAGATTTGCGTTCTGACTGCCCGCCCGGTGTTATCGAGCGTTGGCCGAACCTGTCCGGCGCGCACGTACCAGGGGCCCTGCAACCACGTTCTCTACGACCCAGCCACCTGCAAGGTCGACGACAGCAATCCAGCGTTCCGCGCGTCCGCAAAGGGCGTCAGTGCACAGGTTGGAAACGTGCTCACTGTCAGCGGACTCGGCGCGTACGCGCCCGGCTGGTTCACCGGCGGCTACGTCGAAGCAATCGCCATTGGCGATTTTCGGATGGTGCTCGACGACGATGGCGCTGGCAACTTGACGCTGCTGCTGCCGTTCTCCGTGCAGCCGGCGACGGTCAACGTCTTCGCTGGATGCGCGCACGACATTGCCGTGTGCAAGTCGAAGTTCAACAACGTGATCAACTACGGCGGATTCGCATTCGTGCCGACGAAGAACCCATTCGAATCGGGGATCACCTGATGGGCTTCTTCCTGATGTTCTTCATCTACGCGGCTCTGTTCGTGCTGACAGAGCTGCTGATGCCGAAGCCCAAGGTCGAGAACGCCAAGCCGGCCACGCTCGGCGACTTCCAGTTCCCGACCGCGACGGAAGGGCGCCCGCTGCCGCTGATCTGGGGGCGCGTGCGTGTGAGTGGTCCGAACGTCGTGTGGTACGGCGACTTGTTTCAGGACCCGATCCATCAGTCGATCAAGACCGGGCTGTTCTCGTCGAAGGAAGCCACGATCGGCTTCAAGTACTACCTCGGCATGCAGCAGGCCCTGTGCCAGGGGCCGGTCGACAAGCTGACGCGCATTTGGATCAAGGACAAGCTCGTCGTCGACGGTGATTTCTTCCACGGCGACACGTTCACGATCGACGAGCCGGATCTGTTCGGCGGCCAGGATCTGGGGCAAGGCGGCTTCCTCGGTACGTTCGAGTTCTTCGGCGGCACCAGCACGCAGGCGGTCTCGAGCTACCTTGCGCAGTTCCAGAAGGAGCCGCCGGTCACGGGCGACACGCCGGCGTACCGCGACTGCTGCTTCATCGCCAACTTCTCCGAGCGTGCGTACTTCGGCAACAGCACGAGCATCGACCCGTGGAAGATCGAGCTGTGCCGCCGTCCGAACGGGCTTGGTCTGACGGCCAGTCGGCACATCGTCAACGACGGCGACGCCAACCCGGCCAATGTGCTCTACGAGGTGATGACCAATGCCGAGTGGGGCTACGGGATCCTCGCCGCGGAAATCAACACCGCCAACTTCGTGACGGCTGGCAACCAGTTGTTCGACGAGGGAAACGGCTTCTCGATGGTCCTCGACAGCCAGGAGGACGTTTCCGAAATGGTGCAGCGGCTCGAGGAGCAGATCGACTCGATTACCTACCTCAACCCGCTGACGGGCAAGTGGGAGATCAAGCTGGTTCGCGACGACTACGATCCGCTGCTCATTCCGGAGATCGACGACGACAATATCATCGAGGTGAACAACTTCTCGCGCGGCACGTGGGAAGGCACCAAGAACCAGGTCCGCGTTCCGTTCACGCAGCGCTCCGACGACTACAAGACCACGTACGGGTTCGCGCAGGACATGGCGAACGCGCGGATCGTCGGCAAACAGACAAGCACCGCTGTA